ATGAGTGAAGTAACCGGCCCAATCTCCACACTTCCAGGCGACGTACATAGAACTCCAACAGGAACGATGTGCGACATGCACCCAACCATACCATCTGTGGCACGTATCCAAGGTGAGACGGACTCTTTCGGCTGCGAAATGATTGATATGTGCCAAACGTGTCTGGACAAACACCGAGAGTATTTGCGCGAAGAACGGAACCGTCTTCGAACCTGCGATTGGTGCAAAGCGGAAAATGTGAAAGTCCGAGAACAAAGGGATCACGACGAAGGGATGTATGGCCCTGTCTATCGTGTCTGCAACGACTGCATCAAAAAGCAAAACGACGCCATCGATGCAGAGTTAGATCACTACGCCGAAAGATACGGCTATTTCGACTAATAGACGCGACACAGACCCCACACCCAACAAGGAGTAAGTGATATGAGCGAATGGACCCTAACGATGTCATTAAGGGGGCCTTATGGTGAGCAAGTGCAATATTCACTGCCTCTTGACCATAGCGTGGCACGAGAGATTTGGAAGATCGACCCGCCGTCTTTTCTAGAATTTGTGCCAGGGGAAAGTGCCTTGGGCGTAGTTGCAACGAAAATCAAGGCGCGCGAATATCGCAAAGATATGTTCGTCTCTGAGGCAAAAAGGCTCGGTCTTTTGCTTTCTGAGACAATGGAGGACTCGGAGGGATGGCACGATCAGAGCCGTGTTGAGCCTGCCAGACGTGCGCTAAAGCGGCTACCCACCAGATAGCACAGAAAGGAAATAGCCATGGACTACCGCTTTATCTATCTCTGTCTATTTATGATCGCCGCTGGGTTCGTGCTGCAGGCCGTGCCTTAGAAAGGGGGTAAAGACAATTGTTTGCTCAGATGCATGTCAACAAAAAACATTATAAAATTTATTATCTGAATCAATGCATTACGAATATTTACCGGTTAAGATTTGGGGTAAAACTAGAATCTTTACCGGTAAAGATTTGATCCTGCACCAGACCTACTCCTGAGTCCATTCCTTCACCCGGGCCAGACGTGCACGGCAGTCCTCCCCTGCCCCTGCCAGATCGACCAGATACCCTGCCAGATCACGTTGCGTTACCGGCGCGGTCGGAACCAGCGGCGCAGGCTGACAGGCCAGCAATGACGGCGGGGGCAGAACGCGCTCCACCTTGATTTCGGTGACGACAATGGGCGGCGGCTCATCCCCCGCGCAGGCTGTTAAGAGTATCGAGCAGCACAGGAGCAATAGGATCGTCATTCCCCGGTGTGCATTCGTTTGATTTGGGTGCATGGCGGATCGCCTCTTTCAATTTGGAGATATCGGCCTGACGCTTCACCGCGGCGTCTTGCTCCTGAACCAGCAATGCCGCGGCGCGTTCGGCTTCCATCTTCACCCGCTTAACTGCCGCGGCGTTATTCTCCGCGGCGCGCAGGGCGGTTTGTTCATTTGCCTTTGCGATGGTCGCGCGCAATTCAGCAGCGTCCACGCGGGCATACAGGCCAGAGAGATAAAGCCACCCACCGACAAGGACGATCAGCGCACCGCCACCGATGAAAAGCCAGCGGGTCATGCCGCCTGAGAACAGCCCAAGGATAGCGCCCATTATGACCGTATCTCCAATCCACTGAGACACAGCGCCCGTTCTTCTGCGCGCCGTCTGGTAAGGCCTGGAAGCGTTATTTTCATGCCTGCCAGGGTAGCCTTATCCCACATCAAGAGCGCATCGCAGGCACCTTTAACATTACCGGCATTCGCACGGCGCGCCATGCTGGATCCGCAAAACGCCCCAGTCCCGATATTATAGGCCGCGCTCAGGAATGCAGCATGAACTTCATCCGGCAAGTTAGAGGGTAAGCATCGGTCGATCTTCGCGGAAAACTCCGCAAGCCTATCGCCAAGCATTGCATCACATTCCGCCCTGGTCGCTGTGTCGCCCAAACGGACGCCCTCAATTTCGCCATAGCAGATCGTCGGAATGCCTACCGGGTCTTTGTATGCGACGGTACGCAAGCCCTCAAAGCCACCGACCAGCGGCACAGCGACCGCCGCAATCTTGGCGTATTTCCCGATCCGTCTTGGCATGGATCAGTCCTCTTTTGGCTTGGGGTTCTGCATTTCTTTCCATGCCGCCCGCAAGCGGACCCATGACCAGATCACACCTAAGATGGCTGCAATCATGGCGAAGAATGCGGCCAATAGATTGAAGCTTTGCGTGGCTGCTTCGATTGATAGCCAGCCCGCGCTAATCGTTACAGCGGGGGCCGCGATGCCGTCTGGAATTTTGTGTGGAAGGTTCATGACTCGACACCGCCAATTTTTAACCATACCGTCTGCATATTCCTGATCCCTTTGCATTAGGGTTTGGGATAGGCCCTCGGCAATCCTGTAACGACTGTCGGGGGCCGGTCTTTTACTCACACGCCTTGCGCAACGCTTCCATTTGCTCTTTGAACACGCCGGAATAATACCCGCGCGACCGTTTCGCAGATTCAAACTCACTGAGGATCTGGCTTACATTCGGGTCAATCCAGACCTTCTGAATACCCAAAATAAAGCCGCCCCCAGCCATAACAAGCATTAGCATTGCAATTACAACCGACTTGGCGATTGCGTTCCTGTCGTCTGCGTTCGACTGCATCGACCGCCTCCATATCTTTGAGAAAACAGTGATGCAGTTCGTCTGCAACGACCACTTAGCCCCGACAAGAGAGTCGAGGTATTTCACGTCGCCCGGTGCCTTTATGCCGGGCTGATCCCCTCCCCTTGCTTGGGAAGCTGGCAATTTCAGAAGGCCACGCCCTCGCTTAAAGACATACCAGTACTCGCCAATGACAACTGACCGGCTCATAAACCCAAGCCACATCTCCAAGAGAGCGCCAGGCCATGTTTCAGGCGTCTTGTGTACAAGCCTCACTCAATTGCAGCGGCAGCCGTAAAGAAGGCGTTCAGGGCGTCTTCATCGGCCTCCGCCTCCGCAGCAACGGCAAGCATCAATGGATCGTCAATAACCGCACCAACCAAAGTAAGGGCCTGAACCCGCGCCGCAAACCTGGACTCACTTGGGAGACCGGCAATCACGTCTTCCAAAAGCTGTGGCAATGTGTTGGTTTCCGCCCACGCCACTGCCTGCGCCTCTGTGATCCATTCGTCTACCGCGCATTGCGTAATAAGCTGGCGTTTGGAGATGCTGCGCGGGACAACCGGGTCAGGATCAGGGGCCGGGGCCGGAGTATAGACGGAAAGAACCCCGCCGCCCGCAATGTTGTACGGCATATCAGGCGGGAATTTATTGCCAGCAAGGCCAGCATGCTCTTGAATGGTGCGCCATGACGACGGACCATGCGTCACTTCTTCATTCTCGGTGATGATATATCTCATGTTGACCTCTTATGCTAAGGGGAAGCTGGCAACAGCCATTGGCGCGGCGCGCACTTCTGTTCCTGAAAAATCAGCGGTCACGGTCAGGGATGTTTCGCCAGAAGCGGACGCCAGAGACGCCCCGGAAGCGATATCGCCAACCGTCGTATTCCACTGGATGCCATCGACATCCTCTGTCAGTCCTGTCCACGTCCAAGATGGTGGTCCGCCCGTATTAGATCGCACCGCAACCATGCCGACACACACACCACCGGCTGGGATGTCGATGCTGACGCTTGTTGGTTCGCCGGAGTCCGTCGCTGTGTCTTCAGCCGTTGCAGATGATCCATAACCAGCCCAGACAACAATCCCACACCCAGTCGTGGCGTCGTCATGGTCAACGAATATCGTGGCTGTTGTGCCGGATGCCACAGCCAAAGCCCAGATTGAGACTTCTTCCGCGTTTGGTGATCCTGGCCCTTCTGCTTTGACGATTTGCGTTGCTGACACGCCGCCGATAGTGACATCAACAACAGTCCCCGTGCCGCTGACTGTTCCGGCTGTTACAGCTACATAAACCACCCGATCTGGGGCAGCGTCTCCTATATCGATGCCGGGGAACGTCCAGTCATTGCCTCCGGTATTCGCGGCGCTGTCCGTGTATTCCAGTGTCGCTGCGGCTACACCACCGCTCAGGGCGCGCGTGAGGATTAGCATTATGATACCTCATCGATATCAAGAATCGTGGTGGACCCTACTTTCGTCACGACAAACCGATGCACCTTGTCCGCCGTGTTGTCATACGCACCATTTACAATTGTAAATCCGCTGGTCGTGATGGTGTAGGAGCCGGTTGCGTCGGTTGTCGCGATAATAACGGCAACCCCGTTCCCACTTGATGGAGGCGCAAGCGTGAAACTGCCGTTGATCGTGAGGGTCTGTAGGCATTCTTCTGTCAGCGAGACCGTGACCGTTCCCGTTCCGCTGTTCCCAATAGCGTAAACATCGCTGGTAAAGCCTACAGTGAGGTTGTCGGATTCATCCGCGAACAGGGTGTCAGCGTTATAGGCCTGGACCTCTGACCCAATAGTTCCCGTTGCGGCGTCACCCAATTCCAGAGTTGTTCTTGCGGCGGCGGCGTCAGCATCATCAATAAGGCTTGCGCCGAAGGCTGATACCGTGAAGCCTGGATCATTTAACGGATTAAGTAGCTGCCAGCGTGTATTCGCCAGTTCGTATTGCAGTACCAGAACATGGCCCGCCCCGACAATATCTCCCGCGACTAAGGCATCTGATCCATTTTTTACAATTGTATAAGCCGTAAGGCCATTTGGGGCGAATGTCGGGGTTGTCGTGGCATTCGCATCCGTCGCGCGAACATAAAGCGTCATGCCATCAACAAGCGCCGTAATTGCTGGTGAATAGGTGGCTGTTATGGCGTCCGCCGTGCCCCCCCCAGCGACAAAGTTTGCCGCTCCGTCTTGAACCTGCCCGACAGTGCTTAAATCTGACCGGGCTGTCCCTGTCGCGGCATTTGTATATCTGTTGCCGCCAAGGTTGAGGTTGCCTGTCGCTGCGTTCGTGCCGTCTTTTTTGAGTGTCGCGTTAATGCCTGCCGCAAGGTCCTGATCGTGCGTGTCATGACGATCTGTCGTTATCTTTGTGCCTGCGGCCTTGTCTTGGGCCCATGTACTGGACCCTGTATTGACGCCATTAGAGCGCGTGAATTGAGCGTTGGAAGAACCAGACCAAGGCATAGGACTCTCCTATTTTGTGTTTGCGCTTCCGCCCATTAGAGCGGCGGCAAGGCTTGTGTTTCGGTTGGCAACCTGACCCGTCCGGCTGCTTTCCTTTGAAAGTTCGGCAGCGATGCGTGACATGCGGTCTTTGTTCGTTTCAAACAACATCGTTGCCAATTCGTCGGAGACCTCGTTTCGGGGGCGGCGCAAAGCAGTGGCAATGGCGTTGATGATGGTGTCTTTAGGGCGCGTTACAGCATCGATGCCAGCGCCTACAGGGTCTTGAGCAAGGTCTGCCATGGCCTCTTGACGGAAGGCTGTGCGAGAGTTTCCAAGAACATTGCGGCCCGTATTGGAAAACTCGCGCTCCTGGCGAAGGGTAGACAGGATATCGTCCGCCTTCTCTCCAAAAATCACACGAAGCTTGTCTTCCTGCATGATAATCTGGCGAGAAGCATCCTCGCCCATTGCCGCGCGCGGGCCGATTTTGTCCTCTATTGCCTGCAACACAGATCGCTGAAATGCCCCCTTCTGATCGGGGTTCATACGGTCAAAAACCTGCTTTACATCGCGGGGGTTGCGGTATTGGAAAAAGCGAGATCCGGCTTGGACCGCCTCATCCAATTTAAGAGGGCCGGACAACTCTCCAAGCATCTTCCCGTATTCAGGGTTCAACCCCTTCACAATATCCCTGAATTGCGCGCGGGTCTTCTGCATGTCAGCAAGAAGATTTTTACCGTATGGAGAAGACAGCGCGCCCGTGATTGCATCGCGCTTTGGTTCAAGGGCATCGTCTAAACCCTTCTTTACCCAATGCAAAACAGTGGTTTCAACTTCCTTAATGTCTTGCCTGTTTATGATTTCAGCAAGCGGGGGGAGGTCCTGCCCCTGCTCCCGTGCTATTTTCTGGGCATTCTTCCAGGCGGTTTGAATGGAAGGCCGTGAGGCAAAGCTTTTAAGCTCCGGCGTCAGTGGCACGCGCGTCTGCAGGGATTGCATGAACCGTTGCGACATATCCGAAGGCACAACGGATGTTTGCTTTGGAATGACGGATTCAAACGCTTTCAGGATGCGATCCGCCTGCCCTCCTGCCCGTTTATTCAGCATTTCATCTGCTGTCGTGAGCGCGGCACCTGGCTTGGCTGCGACAACCTCACCTAATGCGCCGGTGTTCTTGCCGACATCGACCAGCGCCCCGGCTTCGCCCATCTGGTCTAAACGGGCCATTGCCTGCTCTGGCGTGTATCCGTCGCGATGAAGTGCCTCTAATATTTTTCTCTGGGCAACATCGACAGGCTTACCTTTGATCGCTGAGACAGTCTGGAAAAAATGCTGCAAGCCTCCCGTTGCTGCACCAACACCAGCGCCCATTAATCCCCCCAGGACAGCGCCCTGAGCCCTTGATCCTGGCTCAGCGTAGCCAGCCCCCGCAACAGCCCCCTCACCTGTCCCAACAGCGCCGTAACCAACATATCTAGCAGCATTAGGAAATTGATTTGCGAGCGGCACGCCTTTCATTGCCGTCATGGCCCCTTTCACTATAGGGCCTCCCGTCATGACCCCCCCTGCAACCTGCCCCGGTATAGCAATCATGGGGTCTATCTGATCGGTTCGCGAGGCTTCGGCCTGATAATTTTCAGCATAAGGCTTGCCATTCAGAAGCGTATTCCCGCCCGCTGCAATTTCGTCAGCAAACCCGAAGGTCATACCGTTGGCAACAGAGCGCACAGCATCATCAAGATTTCGACCAACACGGCCTATTTCTTGAGACGGAGACTGGTAAATCTGCTCCTGTGTCGGGGCCGATGGGCCCTGCAACGGGGGGGCAGGAGGCTCTAAGCCTAATTGTGCGTCAAATTCCGCCCGATCCATCTTATCTGCGTAGTGACGGCGATAGATTCCGTCCGCAAGTGTGGCGTCATCTATCTGCATATAAACGGGGTATTTTTGGCGGTATTGATCAAGGATTTCTGACATTCAGACCCCCAAAGCGATGTAATTTGTTGATGCTTTTGCATTGGCATTGGACGCAAAGGGCGCTTATATTCACGCCATGCAGGAATTTATCGTTAATCTCGCTATTGCCTTCGTCATACACTTCTTCCCAGTAGACGCTGCGAAGGAGCCTCCGAAACAATGGCAGTACACGCCCAGCCTTGAAGTGCCGCCGGGGCCGATCCCGCGCGATCGATGCATCCGGGCTGTCTATCTCTCGCAAGAACTTAAAGATTCCCGCAAAGCCAATACCGGCGAATGGTGGGAGCCACCAATTGATGATCAACTTGCAACCTGGCTTGAATGGCACCGTGCCTATGGCGATTTAACGCTAACGTTCTGTGACCACGGCGGGGACGCCTAAAACTGACTTCCTTGACGCGGGGTTCCTTGGGGCAATTTCAGCCCAAGCGGATTATCCGGCGTAGGCTCCACAAAATCAGACACACTGGGGGCTTGTGGTTGTTCAACGCGAACCTTGCGGCTTTCAAACTCTGGAGGCACCGGCAGCCCTGCTTTTTCATATGTGCGCGCAGCGGCCCGCTTAAGAACCTCTTTCAAATCTTCCGCAGCCTGTCGATACGCTCCTTCTGACTGTCCGGTCATTGAGAGGCGCGACATTGCTTCCGTTGCTTTCCGGCCCTCTGTTTCCGTGATCTGTCCGCCGCCCTTCAACCCTTCAAACGCTTGCAAGAATTGCTGTCCACCGATCTGATCAAGGCGGGCTTGGAAATCAGCTTCTTTGGATCCTCGCGGATAACTTCCCGTAACCATTCCAACTGTGCCTGAGAGACTGTTCGGCATACCCACAACACCTGACATGCCAGGGTGACTTACCAAATCATCCACCATCTGAATCATGTTGGCGGTTTCGTCTCGCACCTTTGGAATACTGTCTCTTGCCTCGATCACCGCTTTCGGTGGCGAGACCATAGATGCGCCCGCCGGAAGGCTCTGCGCGGGTGGCTGTGCCGCTGCTTGTTGCGGCATAGCCTGTGCGGGTTGAGGCTGACCAGAGACCGGCTGCTGCTGTCCCCCATAGGGATCGGCGAAGGCTGACAGGTCCATCGCCGGAATCATCACCGTAGACCCATCAGGCATTGTCTGGATGCGATCCTTGCTGTTTTTCTCATAAGCCCATTGCGCCATCATGCGCAAATCTTGCGGGACCGGCTGCCCGGACTGAGTCAATTGAGTGTATTTGATCAAGGCGTTGGCCTCTTGTGCAGGCATCCCACTACCAGCAAAACCAGACTGCGGCGCATCAGGGGTTTTATAGTCGCCACCGATCACATAGCCACGCTCCAGCGCCTGCGTGAATTGCTCGCTGCCCTCTGCGGCAGAAACAGGCGTAGCGTTAGGATTTCGTGGGTCATAAAGGGTCACATACTTTTGGCTCCCTTGTTTCTGGGGAACACCCTTACCAACGGCATCTTGTGCGGTGCCGTAAATCTGTGCTCCATCATCGCCCATAACAGGCACCAGATCAGACGCTTTGAGCGGGTCCTTGCCCTTTAACTGCTGTGCAAGCATGACGCTCTGAATCTCTGGTCCAAGCTGTGCCGCGCCGCTCATATCGCCCGATAGCGCCTTTTGCAGTGCAGCGCTATAATTTGCCTGACGCTGGTTATAGTCGGAATCAAGTTGCTTTCCCTTGTCGCCAGCAACATAGCCCTGAAACGCCCGCGCTATAGCCTGTAGTGGGTGCTGTACGGGGGATGTATCACTTGCCGACTGCGAAAGCGCATCGATCATCCGACGGCGGCTATCAGTGTTGTAGGACTGCCGAAGATGCGGGGGAAGTGTCGAGAAATCCATCAGAAATACCCTCCTGCCAAAGCGCCACCCGCAAGGCCAGCCAAGCCACCAAATGCCGCATTCTGGCTCTGTTTCTGCTGGTTATAGGCGTTCTGCTGTGATGCCTGCGACAACCCATAGGCACCGCCAACATCCGGCGCACCAACATTGACCTGACCGCCGTTCTGAGCCTGTGGCATGCCGATAGCCTGCTGACCCTGCAAGAGCGCCGCGAGTTCGTTTAGTCCTTGCGTGCGAGTCAGTAGTTGGTCATTGATCTGCTGTGACCGCCCTTGATTGGCGAAGTTTGCCGCGTTGTACTGTTCCGAAAGACCCTGTTGGCGACCAGTAAGGGAATCCGCCAAAAGAGAAGACCGCAACGCTGCCCCCTGAGTAATCGCGTTCGTCTCTGCTCCCTGGTAAGCATCGTTCCGACCGTAGCTGAAATCCTTCATGGCGGCAGAATAGGCGTCCGACCCCTCTGTTACACCCTGATTGGCTAGACGGGCGCGCAAGGCGTCCTCACCACGCCCAAACTGATCATTCAGGCGCGTTGCGCTGCGATTGTAGATATTGCTTTCGGCGCCCTTGGCATACGCATCAAGGCTGGACTGATCCGGCATCGCCATCAGGCCACTTGTATCGATGGAGGACTGGTACGGATCTACACCATCCAAGGTAAATGCCGAATTATCCAGGTTATTCAACCGGGATTGCGCCGCACTGTTAACACCCTGACCAATATTGATTTGCTGGTCCAAAAGGGTCTGCATTCCCGGCGAAAGCGTTTGTTGACTTTGCCAGCGGTCGTTGCCCAGGTCCTGAAACGTGACAGACCCAAACGGCGTGTAAGTGTCGGAACGGTTCAAATTAGCATTAAGCCGCGCCGTGTCCGCATTTGCCGATGTCTGCGCCGATATCACCGCATTGGGATTCGGGGACGCGGGCGCGCTGGGGCTTGAGAAGATGTCGCTGATGAAGCTCATAGCGGTTTCCTTAAAATGACTGCGACCTTCTGATATCCCGGCAAGGCTCGTCGCCAATCCCTACCGACAATCTCTAATTGCTCAAAACCCTGCATGCGAGCGAACGCCTCTATCTGCCGTTCGATCTGCTGGCATTCACTCAGTTCGCCACCGGCTAGGCCGATGCGAAGCTTTTTCCCTTTGAGAAAGGCAACAGCCGCTGATTTCCCGTATGTAAACAGGCAGGCCGCGCCACTTTGAATTTGTAATTCAATCCACGAACGTCCTAGCCCCTCATCTGCACTTTCCAGACAGGGATCAAGGACGCTCCATTCATCATCTGTCATAAGCCGGAGACGATCTTCCAACGCACATCGGTGCCTCGCCAAATAACACTCTGTGCTTGTGTTTGGGTTCTTAGCCTAAAAGCGATATTATATCCGTGCCGTCCAACTACTCGCCATTGTTGCACGGGCCCCTGATCTGATGCCCACTCTGCGTCATCCCACTCTGCATCATCCCACGTTGACCCGACTGCCGTGACCGTTGACGGCGTGTAAGTTGTAGGGTTGTTTGAGAAATCTGTATCAAACCCAAAAGAAACAGGCAGATCGCCATCGGAAGAAATAACCGGGCGCGCGGTCACAAAGTTTTTCTGAACGCCACGAGTTCCAAAATATTGAAATGCGGTCTTCCCATCAGCATCAATAGTACCGCCATCATCATCAAGGCCATCATCAGCGAGATAAACCGTGCCTTCACCACCGAAGTAAAGCCGCCCATTATGAACGGTCCAGGAATACCCATTTTGTCCAGTAAAGCGACACCATGCCCCGGTATTGAGGTTCACAACATGTTGCTCAAAATCGCCGGCTGTGGATGTCGGAACATTGATAAAACCATAGCCACCAGCGGAATAAATCATCCCCTGCCAGCCGAAAGTGTCCATAAACTGGCGTGCGCGGGACTTTACAGCCCCGGAAATCTTGTCGTTGACCGCAGCATTCGGCGCAGACCCCGCCGCCGGGAGATACCGGGACAGTGGGATATACCCCATTTCCGACACCATCACCAAATCGGCACCGACCTTGAACAAGCACCGTTTCCCTATAGGACGCGCGCCCTCAAACACCCCGACCAATTCCCACGTTGACGCGGAGCCAGGATCAATACCGGCGTAAATAGCCACCTCACCATTCGATGTTACAAAGACGCATAAATCGTCCTGGCCTGATCCGCCGTCCTTCGTCCATGACCCAATGGCGACAATCTCACCACCCTTTTTGAAAAGCGCCTTGAGCGGAAACACGCTAACTGTTCCGGCAATAGCATTAACGCCAAGATAACCGAAATTCAGGCTGTCATTGAACGTAAAAAACAGGCGCGTCTTGTGCAAAGCGACGTTCGATATCGTCGATGCTGTCACACCACTGAGCGTGGGTGTGGCCCAGGACGAACCGTCAAAGTGTCGAGGCGCATCAGCCCCATTCACGATGAACATGTAATGCCCACCGCTGGTACCGATATTCACGCTTTCAAACCGGGCATTCGACAGTGACGACACCGCAGCAGACCCGACCGCTCCCGTACTTGTCACATCGTAGATATCCGTGCCAGCCGCCGCAAAAAGCTTCTTTGTTGCCTGCGAGTCGTAGGACATAACGCTTTCGACCGCGCTTCCAAGCCCGGTGGCTTGAGACGAAAAACCCCTTCGCAATTCGACACTCGTTTCATTTGGAAACCAGTTATCTAGAACAATCGCATCGGTCGGCTGCATAAGGTCTTCGGCGTCACGCCTATTCCATCCGCCAATAGGCGCAGGGATGGTTGTTGGCGTCACTTGGGGGCCGCGCACGCCCTGAGATGGAGCGGGGGACCTCATGGGTTCCAATTCCCCTCAGGAACGAAGACGCCGGGACGATTGGATGAAGACGAGCGCCCAAGATCTAAGGTGCGCGCCGATCCTGACCGAGAGATGGCATTTGCCACTTCCTGCTCGTAAGTCTGAAAATCCTCAGCATACCCCTCTCCTATGGACTTTTTGAACCGCCAAACGACACCCAGAATCATTAACTCTGGGTCTAAAACGGTCGTGTTCGTGTCCGCCTGCCAGGAGTCCGCCTCCCCAACCCCATCCCCATCGGTGTCCACCCAATATTTAGACACATACTCAAAGGCGACGGTATTCCCCGCTGTGGGATCTGGATACGAAAGGATGCTATCCCCCCGGATGCGGAACGACCAATACGGCCCCGATGTTGTAGAGGATTTCAGGGTTTGAAACTCTTGTGGCGTCAAGGGCCCATATATCCGGATATTCTCTGTCCGGTCCCAAATCGTATTAGGGATAATGAAATTGAGGTCGGAGTAATCCGCCGAGCCCGACCCCAAGGACGAATAGGCGCCCTGGTTCTCTTGTGCCACAGTGACAAACGTCGCCTCCTTCGTTAGCTCTTGCCAACTTGTGCGCTTTGCCAAGGCCCGCCCCTCACGATTTGCAATTGCTAGTAGACGGATGCTCGTCTCATCGGTCGTTCCAACAATAGAAGCAGGTTGAGGGAATCCAACATCCCCCGCAACCGCTTGGCAAATCTCAAGAAGGGTCGTCATTATTCATCGTCCTTCTTCCGCCGAGGGCTTTTCTGAACGCCTTGCGATGCCTCAAGAGCCGCAATTTTGGCTTTCATCGTTTCAATCGTTTCGTTTTGCTCTTCTGTCCGAACCCTCAGGGCTTGTAGCTCTTCTGCCGATTTCCCCGTATTGTTGGCGGAATCAAGCCACGCCTGCGCCTTCTGCTTAAGCGCTCTTCCGCCCATGCCGATACGGGCCAGCATGCCTTCGTTGGCTGCCGCCAAGTCTTCAACGCTCAGACAATTTGCATATTTTAACTGATCAACTTGCGCAGGAGTGATTGAAGGCCAGTCTTGAATGCGCGTTCCGTCTACCGGCGCATCATTGCCAGCTTTCCAGGCCTCATAAATTTTTTCATAGTGTTCTGCGTTTTCATCGCCACGCTTGTTCAGGTCAGCCAGCCAAGGCGTGACCTCACGATCAACCACAAGGTTGCCACCCTGCGGCGTGATGACGGCATAGGCGACATCTTTAAACACTACATGTCCCGCTTCGATTGACTTCTCGCGATCCTCTACCGACCGAAGCTCAAACTTCACGTAGCTTGGACGTGCTTTCATTTCCGAAATCATAACTGCCTCCTAAACTGTTAGTATCCCGTTTGCGTGTGCATAGGCCGGGATCAAGCCTTCTCCATGGACGACCAACCGAAATGCCGTGCCGTCCCGTTCCTCAATTTCTCCATAGGCTCGCACTTGCGCGACGAGGTCCTTTGCATGCTGCACCCAATGGTGACAGGTTCGGTAAGTCTCACCGTTCAGCCAAACGGTAAAGTTTTGCCCTGGCTGTTCTGCATGCTGGTATGCATGGGACCTTTCCGAATAAGACCCATCGCATCCAAACAAATGGAATTTTCGAAAACCCATGGCCCGCCCGATTTCGAATGACCGCAGCGCGTGAGACGTCCCACCGGCGATCATCACCGGTTTGTTTTCAAAACGGTCGATAATCTCGCGCTCGCCTACATCATCGAGGCAATGCCATAAAATGATTTCACGGCCCCTTAGATGCGCGAACCAGTCAGGGTGCGCCCTGGATGCTATCAAATACCGGATTTCGGGCCGTTCTTGCGTAACCCGACACCACCCGCTGGTGGATGTTTCCCACAAAACGCAGGCCCAGACGTTAATCCCATGATCCAGCAAATAAGGGGCCGCATCGTTCATCGCGACAATTCGGTTGTCGATTTTGTCAAGCGCTCGGATCTGTTCAAGGCGATTTGCGATTGAGGGACCGCCCCCCACAATGACAAACGACCCGTCGTTTTCCGGCTCAACTCCCAGAAATGAATGCTCCCCCCTTGACACTCGCCTGCAGTTAATCTCAACAGAAGCCAGCATCTCGGTAATCTGCGACGTATCCTGCCGCGTGATAATCTCTGTCTGAACGAATCCGGGGGGCACTTGGCCCCCCTTTTCCGTACGCATCAGAAACCCGCCGACCGTGGGAAGGTCAACAAAACCTCCACATTGGCAACAGATGTCGTTGTGTTGGCTGCAACAGCGACAACACCTTCGATTTTGGTTTGTGACGTGGTCTCGTCATCCAAAATACCACCCGTACCCGTGGTGTAGAGAGCAACATCAGCCGCGCATGAGGCAGCAACACGAGCCGTCACATTTGCACCCTGAGTCAACACCCACCCATAATCATCGTTGGCAAAAGCAACCTGAGCGAATCCGACCATATGGCCATCATCTGCTGCGCCTTTTGTGCCAGCGAGGGCAGCGTAGTTTTCATCAATGGAGACCCAATCATACTGAGTGATTGCGCCACCGGCCTGGACGTAGACGAACGAACGCCCGTCTTCATCCTTAAAACAGTCACCCAAACCGAATTTTGCATCAGTCGTGGTGCCGTCGAGATATGCTCCAATAGTCATTTTCTGAGCCCTCCTTAGGCCTTTACGACGCCTTGCAGCGAACGGTTAGAGACGGTCATATTGCCCTGCCAGATAATCGGCATAACAACGGCGTCCTGATTGATGGCGCGCATCTCCGGCACTTCCGTAAGGTTTGCATCCTTATGAACAGCGAGCTTGAGATAGTCCGTGTTCAGGAAGTACATATGCGCGTCTGGGCAGCCGTCGTCATAGATCACGTCGGCGTTTTTGTATTTCAGGCTCGTGAACCCGCCCTGGCCTTCATCGGAAGACGTGTAACGCTTCAAATCGGTCAGGGATTCTTCGTAGAACGTGAAATACGTATCATCGGCAATAAGCAGGTCCGGCTTGTCGGAACCCCGCGTCAGTTGCAGCCACAAGGGCAGCATTAGACTTTGGATCGTCGAACTCGACGGCGTGATGGCGCCGCCACCTTGGATCGGAGCTGCAGCGGACTGCAGTCCAGATTGCCAGAAAGCATAGGTAGAGGAATTGATCCCCCCGACGGTCCCGGTTCCTGCATCAGAAACCAAAGCCTGCAAGCCGTTGATCTGGTTTGCAGCGGTCCCGTCTGAATAAATGTCCGTAGACATGTTATTCTTAAAGGTCCGCATCGCATTGGTCATGCGGGCTTTCGCCAACTTGATGATCTGGTTCTTGCCGCTGTTGTTGCGGAGTTCCAGGCCGTTTGCCGTGACATGCACCGCCGCTTGCTTCCAATCGAACTTCGCAGCCGAGAGGACGTCAGAGGCTTGGACATTCAGGGTGTCATACCCGGAATAACGCTGGTAAGTGCTGTTTTCTGCATAATCCAGGGGCTCAACAATTTCATAACCCCCATCCAGCACATCAATATTGCCGCGTTTCGTAAGACGCTGATACAAGGCATTGTGATTGCTGATATTGTCGGCAAACTTCTTCTTATGTTCGCGGAGGGTCGTCGAGACCATCTCCGTAAAGGTTGCGTTCGGGGACGCCATAGCCTTTCTCCTTTAGAGAGTGAGGCCCTACCCGTTCATTTTGTCGAATACTTCGCTGAGCGTGTCATCAATCGTGGCGGGCTTGGCGCGCATGTCGCCCCCGGCCTTTCCACGTACATTCACAGCATTCGCCTGTCGCGCCTTTTCCACCGTCTTGGAGTTTGCCTCCTTTCGTGTGGCTTCCTGCGCTGCCAGCATCTTCTCCCGTGTTGCTGGATTCGCCCAAACAGCCTGATCATAGGCGGCCTGGAGAATATCCCTCGGGGATTTTTCTGGGTTGCGTTGGCGAATTGCGCTCACAAGCGGGGCCAAATCATCCTGCAGGTCCGACCAGTGCGGACGGAGCGCTTGGCCCGTCGCGTCTTTTTCGGAGGCAAATGATTCAATCTCGCCAATGGTTCGATCTTGCGATTCCTTAATGCGGTCCCGTTCGATCTGCTGCTGTAAAGTTTGAAGATTCTGCTCCAGCATCCGCACACGATCCGATGACGGGTCGGGCTGCTGATCGGTTAAACCTGCTTCGGAGAGGTCAACCCCGGCACGCTTCGCAAGGTAAGCAATGGCCTCACGCGGCTTAGTCTGCAACATGCGATCAGCTTCAATGAGTGTCCCGATATACTGGGCATCACTGACTCCGGCGCGCTGCAAATTCTGCCGCAAAGGGTTGATTACCTGGTTAAGGGCCTGGATAGACTTGCGCTCTTCTGCAAGCTCCATTGTCTTCTGAGTAACTGCCTTTTCGCTTTCCTTTTCGCGGGCCAAGATCATCTCTTGAGCGTCTCGGGGCAGTGCGGAAAACTTGGCCTTGAACTCTTCCGACCAGCGAGGATGCGGCTCTACCTGGGCCTCTTCGGCGGGCTTCGTCTCTTCCGTCGCGGTCTCTTCTTCGGGAGTTTTCCCTTCATCCGTCTCGGCGGGATATTCATCCAGGGCCGGTTCGGGTGTCTCTTGTGCTGAGTCCTCATTAAGCTTATCGAATGCTGCGCCCATCGTATCCTCGATAGACACAGAAACTTCCTCATCGCCACCTGCGATGTTCATATCATCAGACATTTTGCCTCACTATTTCAGGATTTCGCGAAGTCCCGCTTCGAAGCTCTCTTCTTGCCTCTTGGCGGCTGTCCGGGTCTCTCCCGGCTCCAGTAGACGGCAACCCTGCCGCTTTAGGTTCTCTCTATGGGCTGTGCGCCCTTCAATCATGGTGCCGGTAACGGGGCAATCATACGCTTGGTAATCCGACGCGATTCGAGGGGCGGCGAAGGCAGCCCTTTTTGATGGATGCTGCGGAGGGCACGCCCCCGGCTCCACCAACTTTTCACCGTCCCAAATCCATCGCTTGCCCATTTTTCACCTCATATAGACGCAGCGCTGCAAGCCGTGGCGAGGCGACCTCGACGAGCGCTGCTACCCTCTTACGAGGGGTCCTTGTTGTTGGACTCTGCCATTTCGTGCTGTGCATGAACCTTCGCCGCCAACATCTCCATCTCAGCCTGATGTTTTTGCGCGGCAGCCATCATATCCATTTTCATTTTCTCGATGTCCGCCTGCAGCTTTTGCACGTCAAACTGATGCTCTTGCTGCTTGAACTGCGCATCTTGCGCGGCTCCCTGCATCCCCAATTCAGTTTTCTTAATGTCCGCCTGAGCTTTGGCTTGTGTTGCTTGAGCCTTCACTTGCTCCGTCTGGGCCTTTAGCTGTTCCGTCGGGTCTGGCTGTCCCTGCGCTTGCTGTTTTTTGCCCATCGCGGCAATAGCCTTATCCATCGACTCCTCAATAGAAGACTCCAAAGCCCTCCCGTCTTTGAATCCGCGGATGGTAAAGAGCAACGTTTCTTTGATAAGTGGCGCTAACTCCGGCGCCGCAGAGACAATCTGCAAACCCCCAGCGAGGGATTGCGTGATGGCACTCACAAGCTCAATGCGGGCCTCTTTGTCCGCCTGCTCATCTGCCTCGATGGTGGAGTCCGTCTCGATATCGACGCGGTACCCACGCAACACATCGGATTTAAGGACCTTCGAGATTTTCTCCCATGATGGACCGCTCAAAACCTTCTGAGATTCCTGTTTTGCCTGCTGAATGACCTGCTGTGCGGCTTGCTGTGCCTTTTGGGGGTCCTGCCCCTGCGCCATCTGCTGAGCTTGCACCATCGCCTGTTGCTGTATCTGCTGCGCCTGCGCCTGTAGCTCGGCCTCCATAGGCACTTGAACGCCCGTCATCCTCTTGAGGGTGTCGACCTGGAAACGTTCGGCGATAATCTCCACAGCAATACGAATTAAGTCTCTGGCATAGCGCTGTACGTCGCGCTGTGCCTTCTGCATGCGGATCGACCCCCACTGTGCCTTGATCCCTTGCGCAGTGGCGGTCTCTCCAGCGTCACTCGCCCCCCTCAGAATGTCTGATATGCCGGAAATCTCGTAAATCGTCTGTTTGACCGCATCACGCGCAACATAAAGCTCTCTCAGGACCGTGATCATCTTCTCAAGCGGTAGAATCCATATGGCGTTCTCAATGCCTCCCCCAGCAAGGAACTGCGTCACATCTTCCGCCGGGACGAACTCGCCGTCTTCTAGGTTCTCAGTATTCCAAAGCTCTGCAATGCGAGAATCCGCGATGCCTCGGAATTTTAGCACCTCAATCAGCTTGGCAATCCGCTGTGTCAGGCGGTCCAATTCTTCGGCTTGGTCCCGATACATACGGAACTCTTCCACCGGGACCAAGCTACGCGAATCCTCAATCGCATAGAGAGGCTTTGGAATGGGAAAGAACCCCTTCAATCCCAGCGGGTCGCTGATTTCCTTTAATGGCTCAGATTCATGCTTGAGCGCGATGAAGAGTACCTTTTTTTCTTCTTTATCCCAAATCTCCCACACCTCTACACGCTTGAACGTGTCGCTATCGGGCCCGCTGTCGTCCTCACCCTCAGGGTGCGCGTCGGCCTCTACGTCCCGGAAGCCCTCGCCAAACTCTTTCACGCCGCCATCAATCGTCATCCAGTGTCGGAATGCCACCCACGGCACATCCTCCCAACGACGCGCTGGCCCTCGCCGGAAATCTTCCCAAGGCCAAGGCTCATAGGTGATTGCCTCATCCAGCAATTCTCCGTCTTGCCCCTCGCCACCCTCAGAGATCGACGGAACATACCGAACGCGCGTGACCGCCCGCCCTGGCAAACAGCGATCAAACACAGCGGCGAACATCGCTTGGTCAAATACACCATCGTCAAGCGTGAATTCGACCGAGCGCTCCAATACCTCCGATGCGACCTTGCCCACCGGGTCATTATCCCGATAACGGCGGCGAATATCAGGCGCTGGCGTCTTGCCATACAGCGCAGGAATCATTGTAGAGGTGTTAGAATACAGCACATTGAATTTAGGCGTGCCATCCGTTCTGGTCTTGTTGTTCTTCTCGTCTCGATATCGATCCAGGGTGTCTTTGCCGCGCTTACGCCAGTCCTTTTCCACCTTATCCGATAACTCTAACTCAAGCTTCCATCGATGAACAACACCAGACGCACCTTTCCCGGCGTCTTCCTTTGTCTCAAGTGCGCCGGTTTCTTCGGTCATATGCCATACCCCGGCGCACCGCGTTTCTGGGAGCGCGCCTTGATGATTTCGTTAATGTTCCGTTCAATTGGAAACTTCGCGGGTGCTGGAGGCCTCTGCGCCTTCTGTGCCTCACGCCATGACAGACCCAAATACCGCCACGCGGAACCGATGTGCTCCGCCCAATCCTTCACGGGGTTTTCCCGAAAAGTCTTTAGTTCGTCATCCCATTCTCGCCGATAGTTTCGCAGCCCCTCGACACCCAACTCACAGCGCCCCAGATCAAACCGCGCCACCTTGATCGTCTCTCGACCGGCATGGATGCCCTCTGCAACAGAAACCTTCTGGACTGGCATGGGCTTGCGCCCGAAATCCTGCAACATCTGCTGCCGTGTTCGTTTTGCACCCCAGTTGGCGATCATTGCGTCATGGGGAACGTAGTCCGTCCCGTGATATCCCTTGTCATCCAACCATCGACACCAATCTTCCAAGTCGTCTGATTCAGGACGGTAAAAGTCTACAATGTGAGGGATGCCGTTAATAACCTGAAAGCACCATATCGGGTTGTTGACCGCCTTACCCAAATCCCACGCCGTATGAACAGGCTGCGTCTCATCGATGGGAACGGAGCATAACCGCCCGTCCCTCTCAGCGGCGTTCATTTCCCCGCCCCAATACGCCCCTATCATCGCACCCGAAAACGAGCAGTAATACTCTTGCTCAAATAGGGCCCGCCCCATTTCGGCCCCATACAAATCCTGATATTCTGCCAGGCTCTCTGCCAACTGTTCCGCTGATAACGCCTGCGTGTCATCGATAGTCGAGAGTTCCGCGAACCAGTTCTCGTTCCCCACAGCCCGGTCATACATCGACTTGGCGTGATTGTTCCCGCGGGGCGTCGTGATGAACGCCGCGACCCCGTTCGACTCCTCTATCATTGGCTTGTGATAAGCCCAGGCGCTCGGATTACACAGCGCCCACTCTGAGTACGCTATCCCCACTGGACCAGACCCGACCGTTGCGTCGTATCGATCAGATCCTAAAAGCTGCCATGTTGACCCCCACACGGTCTCAATGAACATATCGTTGTCATTGACGCGCTTGCGTATCTCAGGCGGGAATGCCTCGTCGATACGACGCTTGCCTGTGTGCCCGTTGATCCCGTTCCAGATTGCCTTGCGCGCCTGAGCATACTCTGGAAAGCAATGCCAGTATGTCCCGACCCGCTTCTGAGACAACTCCCTAAACCCGTTCAGTACGATGTCATCCTTGCCCCATCGCCTATGGGCAATCTCGATCAACCGTCTCGTCTTCTGCCCAACCAGCGCCTCGTGAAAAGGCCGCTGATACCAGCGCACCCGATATTGAAAGTCCATCAGTCTGGCTTGGACTCGTAAACAGTCGTGAAGTTCACAGAAACGGCCCCGCTGTGTTCGCGCTCTGTCTTGTCTCTCCACTCCTCTGGATCGGCGTTCTTAAGCGCAAAAATATGACTTGTGACGCGCGGTCCGGTCTCGCCATCAATCAGCCGTTGCTCCAGAAAAAGCACCCTTGCGGCCTCCGCCCGTTTTACCGCGCCTAAAAATTCAGGGTTTTCCTTTGACCAATTCATGATGGTTTCGCGACAAACACCAATCTCTCCAGCGAAAGCTGTCTTGCTTAAACCCCGCCCCATGCACTCAACAATCTTATCGCAGTACTCGGGGAGATACGTTGTCGGGCGTCCGGCTGTCATAGGTAAACCACCCCCTGCCCTGCCCGCGTGAACCCCGTCGGACCCATTGCGAACGCTTTGCGTGGCGTGCCCTTTAGAGCCTGAGCGAGGGCGCTGTTGTAATCGTCCAGGCTCTTTTGCTGTTGACGCCTGGTTTCCTCTTGGGATGCTTTTAACGCGACGGCACGAACATCCTCTGAGACACCACCGTCATCTCCGCCCGTTCCGTCTCCCATGCTTCCGTCTGGATTGTTGTCATGGGTTGCCCCCAACATATTACCCAGCGCACCAAACATACCAACCGGGCTTAATGCTGATATCTGAGAGGCCAAACCAAATGTTGCAGCGGCAGCAAGGTTGTCGGCGTCATACGCGCGCTCGGCTGCCGAGAACAGGCCGCGTGCTTTCACCGGCTTGTCCATGTCATACATGCTGGGATGGGTCTCAGTCGGACTCCGCGCCACACCGCCAAAGCTGGCATTGTCGGCGGAGAATTGTGAATCATGCGCCATTGCGGATCGCATCGACTGTAAATCCCGGAGACTGCTTACGCCCGCGTTGGACCCGACCCCGTTCGCACCCATTGCACCGGCATTGGCGACACCGCGTGAATTGTTTTCTGCTTCTGCGTCCTGCTGGCCCTGCGTTGCGCCTTGAGCACCGCCCTGCCCGCCGTCCCCGGCATCAAAACACACCTGCGGCCCCTGGTGAGTATAATCAAAAGGATTCATGCCCTCACCTCCGCTAAATGTTTGATTGTGCCAGTCCCGTGGGTTCGTAACCATCGGGCGCTCTTGAATGCCTTGAAAGGGCCGCGCCGCAATTGTCGCGCAGCCTGCATCACCCCACCATCGGGAAACACAGCATCGACGATCCAAAGATTGTCGCCGCTGCGCCAATTGTGCGGATCTGATAAATCCAATGAAAGGCTCGCCATCTTGTCCGCGTCACCGCTTGACAACAGAGCGTAGGTCACAAAGCCTATCGGGTTATTGAAGAAAGCATACTGCCCCAACTCTACAGGGGTCTTTAGAAGCGTCACCACCCGACCGAGCGAGTAACCTTTGTGTACTTCTGACAACCCAGCAAGGCCAAGCATGCAGACATAATCAAAGGAGGCAGCCACCCATCCGGCCCTTTGCTGCGATGTCTTGCATGGTTGTACCCCCAAAGGAAAAGGCCACCCCGAAGGATGGCCACAGCTAACTAATTGATATGTAATATATGTCCTGCATAATTACGGGATTTTCCCGCAATTGATGGCCAGGCGCGACCCGTTATATCGGGTGTGTGGGTTAGATTGCGGAACCGCCGTCGAGGCTTCCACCACCGCCGCCAGGGGCGTCGGTGTTGCTGCAATCTTTCTTGTGTAACTGCTTTTGGTCTAAATCACTACAAACTTGACCAGAGCCTAACGACCGAGCAAACACAGGATCGGTCCCGCCTACTAATCGCCCGGACCCAACATGCTGATATGGTATGCCGTTAATTTTCACAATTTCATTATCCTCAAGGCCAAATGAGTGCATGGTGCGCCTCCTAGGTTACCGGCTGTCGTATCCCCGTGGGGATCTGTGCCGCGCTATGGAGCGCTGGCGAATTGGTCTAGCTGGATGGATTCGAACCACCGACATTCTGGTCCCAAACCAGACGCGCTACCAGACTGCGCTACAGCCAGAAGATAACCCGCCGGGTGCGCATCGTGGAGAGGCGTGGCGGGTCTGTTGAAAGGGCCATGGCACCGATTGCCGCCGGTCCATGGCATGTTTACTCAAACTTTTTGAAAACCGCCCTAAAGGCGACATTGCTTCAGGCGCAAATACGCACACTGAATACATTGCATTTTACATTGTTCGCTCACCGCGTCAACCCGAAATGTAGCGCTAAATTGCATAATCCGCGTCTTAGGCACACAACATCGTGAATCACTTCGTCCAGCAATATCGCCCGCACAAGTCGTCTCTCTGCATTCCCACCAATCGCCACGAATGCCGCATCATAAGCCTTGCGCACTTTATCAAATTCTTCCGGGTCGTCTATACCTTCCCGCCCGCTTGGATGTCCGACTGTCTCGCGTGGGACCGTCAGCAAGGCGCGATACCGTGACACCAGCGCCCCAAACTTCCGGCCCGCTTCTCGTTCCTCCGCTGTGATTTGCTTTGTCAGCATGAGCGCATGGAGTATCGATTTGTCCCAGACCTTAACGTTATCCAACCCGACAACCCGCGCGCATCTGTCCCGGTACTCTGGTGTCATTTCGACGCGATACCGCACTGGCTGACCATTGGGCTGGCGTCGCGTCAGTTTGCGTTTGCGTCCGGTGCGGGCCATGCTGCGCTCCTATGGGTTACTTGGGGGTCAGTCTCGTTTAGTGCTGCGTCGATCATGGCCTGCCACCAATCAATGTGACACTTGTCCGGGCCCGTCAGCAGTTCACAACCATCAAAGCCCTCCATACTTCCAGCACCTTCAAGCATCGCCTCTGTAGGCTCTCGCATCGCAGATAAGACCAAGGCAGCCACCTTCATGCTTTTGTAGTCGTCAGCAGGGTTCATCCCGCGTGTTTTGTCTCCAAACTCTCGAAAAATCACCCAAGCCACGCGCTCTATCATGCTGTCACTCATCGGTTGGGTCCACTTCGCGCATGCGGGTGAACTTATGGATTGGCGCAATTGCAGCAGCCTCATCCATTGAAGCGAACGCAGAAACTCGCCCTTCTAAATGAAAGACTGCCCAGCACTCGCGAGGTTTTGGCTTCGGATGTCGTGCGTTGCGGAACCAGTAGGGATTCAAAAATAGCACGGTTTCATGCATCTTTTCCGGCATACAGGCGACACTACCATATTCGTCCAACACTGGCTGACCATCTGCATCCTTTAAAAACGCTTTAACGGGCAACCAATTCCCAGCGATTTTTACCTCAACGGGCTTAGTCCAATCGATATCACTCATTCGCTTGATCCCCCTCAAATCCGTGCGTTAAGTCCCACGACCGAATGGTCACGGCCTGGACCGCGCCACCCGTCACCACCCTTGCAGGATGGACACACCCTGTTGCCCTCCCACTCACTCTCGAAAGACAGCCCACACGGACCGAGGCACTTGCGCCGCGCCCGCTTGTATTCGCGATCCGATGCAGGCTTTGCCGCAAACCCCTTCGCATTCTTTGTCTTGGGCGGCAGCCGTCCCTGGACCACGTAGTCAGACACCAGCACGCGGAATGGTTCGCCAGCATCGATCATACCCTTGAGACGCAGGTGTTTCAGGCTGCGCGATATATCCGCCCTGCGCAGGCCCGTCGCTGCCAGCTTATCCACCGTGTCGTGACCGGCCTGGATCAGGCGCATGTATTTGTCTTGCGTGAATGTCAGCATCATTGGTCTGGTGCCTCCACCATGCGGGCGCGGCGGATGCGGTTTTCGCTAGCGCCTTTATCCGCGGCATCTTTACTTTTGTAAACGCCCAACGCAGGACCCTCTGGATAAACATTCAACCAAACCTCAAGCGGTTCTGGCTTGTTGCGGATGTTGTGGTGGTCAGCCCACACGTTAAAATTCAGCCCCCAAACACGAACGTCACCGTCATCATCAACGTACAAAGACCCGTCATTATTCCGCACTGAGTGCGTAATCTCACGCCAATCTCCCCCATGAAACACTTCGACAGGCTTGCTCCAATCAATCTCAGGCATTTCGTGTTTCGTGTCAGTCATGATCTATCCTCCTATGTTCCGAAAGTGCGGGCCGACCCGCTTGTCAAAAGCCATCTTCGGGTAATTCTCATCACCCACGTCCTGAGCCGGCCCATACCGATGGGCCAAACATTCCAGATAAGCCCCAGGCTCGACGCTGGGCAGGCTTTCCTCTTTGCTGGTGACTGTCAGGGCGAATGCAGCGTCACACGCCAGCAGAAGCCCCTCCCCGTGCCGGATACCGCCCTCAGAATTGATCTGTGCAGCGACGACAACCCAAATCCCATAGTTTACCGCTGCCTCAGCCAAGGTCTGTGCAACCTGTTCGTAGTGGACAGTCAGGCTATCCCCGCGCTGTTGACCAGTGACCAGTTGCAGATAATCCACAATCACGCCCCGGTACTTCTTCGACATGCCGATCTGCGCCAGGGTTGCTTTGAGGTCGTGCAGCGTCATACGAGGCTTGCGACGGACAACCAACGGTGTCTTGTCTAGCCACTCACTGGCGCGCTGTGCTGACTCCATGAAGGCAGGCTCACACCGTCTCCGCTGATCCTGAAACACCATTGCATTGCGGCTCATCTTACGGGCAAGGAACCGCTCTACCAGTTGCTCCGCCCCAGATTCCAGCGTCAGGTAAACGTGAGAAACACCGGCCTCTGCGAGATTGTAGGACATGCTGGAAAGCAGAAACGACTTCCCACCCTTGAACCGACCGCCAAACCCGTAAAATCGGCCCGTGTGAAGCCCGCCCATCAAAACATCATCCAGGCCATCGATGCCTGTAAGGTCCGCATCAATGGGCTTGTCCAGATTGGTCACAACCCGCTTTGCAACAGATCCCGCGCTTTCAAACGTGGCTGAAACACTGGCGATGTCCGACAGTTCCCCATTGAACGCGCCAATCATGTCATCCGGGGATTCATCCACCGTCAGGTCTTCGGCCCGCTCTTTGATTTCCTGCGCCAAGCCAATCAGCGACCGGCGCTGCGCCATTGCGCGGATGGTGTGCCCATAGTGCGCCACATTCGCAGGCGTCACCGTGATGATGTTTTCAGATAGCGCGTAAAGGAATTCAACATCCAGTTCGGTCCGGGCCTCAAACTCAGCTTTGAGCGAGGCAGGCGTCAGGTTCCGACCTTCCCGGCGCGTAATAATCCCATAAAGTTCGATATGCTCTGGAACCCAAAAGTGTCCCGGCTCTAAAATCCCCGCCACTTCGGCATACAGCCCCGGCACCCGCAGCATCGCCCCAAGCAACGCCTGCTCGACTTCGATGTTGCGAGGCGCGCGGTCCTGGTCACGCCTCGCAGCTGCCAGCCGCTCCGCTTTGGCCTCAATGTTCGATATCGCATTCATCCCTGCTCTCCCATCAGCGCGTCAACCGCCGCCCTGTCCATTTTTCCCGGTGCTGATTGCTTGTGAGGGGATTGTTTTTCGATTGCCCGCTCGTTCGACCGCTTGAGCCAGTTGCTCGCGGCAAAGAACCATTTCCCGTCCTTCGGCGGGTTATCGACGTAGTAGGCATCCGCTGCCGTGAGTTCTGGAATCAGATCAACCTTTGGAAAGTTCCGCCGCCAAGCGTCAGCTTGGGAATGGTCGATCCTGATGATTTTACCCTCGAAGGCATAATCTTTGGATTTTTTGCCAGCCCCTACTTCCTTCCTTTCCTCTCCTATACCTTCCTCTCCCTTACTATCCGCCGACGAGTATTCGTCGAACGTTCGACGATCAGGGTTAGAAGGAGGCGGTATTTTTGATTGCTGTGGACGATCAATCTTCTGATTGTGCCATCCATTTATTTGTAGATATTCTTTATTATCAACAACATAAAGCGTAACAAGACCATTCGACGATAATTCGTCGATCCATCCACGAATGTTCGTCTCGTCAATTTGGTCTGCCGGAAAAATCTTTGCCTTGATTTGTTTGTCCGATGCGCGCAAGCGACCGGCGTCATCAGCAAAATTCCACAACCCAATAAACATCAGACGAGCGTTCGGCGAACACTCCATGACATCTTCGTCAGTCCAAAACTCAGGTTTAATCGTCCTGATACGCGCCATTTAACTTCTCCATAAACCGCGCGATTGGCGCGCTGATATGTTCGGGCTTCTGAATCTTCACGCATCCGCGCACACACAGCCGGTTGGTGCAGTGACCACCGGCCTGGAAGCAGTCCCGACCAAGGCTCTTGCCGTTATCGATGCAGCGCATCGCCTCCAAGCATCGACCACGGCGCACACAGGTCGCGCCCTTTACTCTGGCAGGGCACACCCAACCGGGCGGCTTGCATATCTCAGCAAGGGCAAAGCATGCCTCTGTGTAGCTATCGTGGCAGTCCTTGGCGGTGTCGTGGGTCACAGCAGCTTCTCCAATGCCATCACGCGAGTGGTTGCGTCTCGGAGTACCTTCTCGCACTTAGAGCGCGCCTGCGTGCTGTTGATGAGGACAGCGCGGTCGTAAGCTGCCTTTGCCTGGGATTGGGCCTTGATGGCACCGTGCAGCGCTATACGAGCCTGTACTGAGGGGTGGAGTAGGTCAGTCATAGACCACCTGCCCGCAAGCGCTTCATTTTATCAGCATGGTCGATTGCCAAGAGGATGATAGCTGGTGTCTCAAACTGATCACCACACTGCATCACCTTCGTTTGCGCCAACAGATCGGCGGAAATAATGCGCCAATCAGAGTTCGGTATTTTGACGCGCAAATGATGGATGTATAGCAGTCTATCAACGACATCATCGCCGGAGCGTTTCCGCATCCAATCCTCAAATTCAACAGGACGGCTTCCAAGATATGCGTGGCATCCGTAGCAGTGCGCGACTGCATTCTGGTGGTGCCAGCGGGTCGATGTAGAGCCGCGACCATAAAAATGGGAACAGTCCAGCGCGCCTGTGTTGTGACCGTGATACTTGCCGCAGCGCTCACACGTCCAGTTGGCCCGCATGCGAACCAACCTTGAAAAATGCTTGTCTGCTGCGACTATCTTCATGCCGCCACCTGTAAGTTGGAACCAGCCAAGGGCCGAGTGGCTTGCACTGATAGGGTGGGCTGGTTCCACGCGACCCAAAGGTCACGAACGAGAGCCTTGGTCATAACGCGCATCGCATCATTGTGAGAGTGGCCTTTGGACCAGTCTGGATGCGTTACAGCGGTATGCTCCCTACGCGCGGTGTAGACCACGCCGTAGCGGCTTTTTTTCTTGTGTTGGATCATGGGGGCGGTGACGTTCCCAAACACACGCCCTAGACGACTTGGCGCATATCCCAGTGCCGTCCATTCATCCTTGGACAGACCGCCTTCCCGTCGCCATTGGCTTGCCGCCTTCCCGTTCAAGGGCGCAAGACCTAAGCGCTTCCAGACGTGGCGATGGTTTGGGTAGTCAGACAGGCCGCCGCCATTCTCGCCAAGACCGACTTCTGCAATCAGGCAAGCAAGGCCCTTCTCTCCCAAACCCGGAACGTCCTTCATGAATTGATAGACAGGGAGTGTCCGAACGAGCGGGATAATTTCCTGCTTGTCGATTTCCTTCATGGTGTCAACCAAGGGCTTTTGAAGCATAAGCAGGGGAACAATGAACAGCGCGGCTTGGCTTTCCTGTACACCGGACTCGCCTTTGCGAACCCGTGCCGCAAGGGTCTGGGCTTTCTTTGCCTGCGCCTCTCCCTCTAGGTCAGGGAAAAACTGCCGACACGTCGCAGCGATGCGATTGTCCAGAGCAACCTTTTCCTTTTCCCAGACACAGCGACGACGCCAGTGAAACACCAGTTCGTGCAATGTCAGATCAATGTCACCGTCTCTTGGCATCGTCTTCTCCTTTTATCGCGGCCAATGGGGATGTGGCTTTCATTTCTGCGATGGGCCGCGCCGCCGTAGCGGAATGTTTGGGGTGCCAAATACTGGATGGCTTTCACTCCCAAGCTGGGCACCCCATCCCTTTCGGGAAATTCGACCTGCCATTCTTAGGCTGGCTTTCAAACATTTTCTGGGCAGGTCAGCACATTTCGGTGCTATTCGGTTTCAACCTTCTGTTTAAGTTCTTCCAACTGAGCCTCGTTGTAGCGAGTGCCCACTGTGTCATTGTCCTGCATGCCGCCTGCGATCAGACCCAACCACTTCTCACGGATCGAATAGGTCTTGGCATAGACGCGGTAATAATCTGCCGCCCCAAGAACGTCGGATTTCGTGGCTGATTGAAGTTCGCGCCCAGTGTTGGGCAGGCGGCTTTCCAGCAATTGGAAGCGCTTAACAGCCCCTTCATGCACACGTTGCAGGTTCATCTTTTGCTTGGATGGTTCGGCAGATGTTGCGCCGCTGGGCCATGCTGGATCTCTCCTGTCATTGCCGAAACACCTCCGCACAAGGGCAGAAGCGATGCTCGGGAGATGGGTGTTGATCAATTCATCCATAAGGGATTGTTCTGCCTTCAACCGCGCGATAAGGGCATCGCGGGCGACTTCAATAGAATCCGATCCATCGGCGCACTCTCTCGCTGCTTTCAACAATGCTGATTGTCTATCTGACATATCAAACTCCTAAAAAAGCGCCGGGGACATTTGCGCCCCCGGCAGTTTCAGGGAGGAAACGCCCGATAGGGCCTCGGTACAGGCCGGAGCCTGAATAGGTGGGAGCGCGCATCTGGCAGGATGACGGGACCGCGCTCCCGACGCGCGGAGAACAGGGAATTACCCGCGCGTGTCTCATTAGATTTTCCCTTCGCAAACGAGGGTGACGCAGCCTTGCTTTGCCGCCTCGCGTACATGCTTGATTTCATCCATAAGGGACCGGCACGACTTCTCTATGTCGTCCAGTTCATACCGGGTGATCGTCGCGCCACCCGGCCCTTCTGGATGCAATGCGCTTTTGACCGCATCGACCACGCGACCAAGGGCAGCGGGCAGATCCATGATTTCATCATGCAAGGGACCAACAGCGGGAGGCGGCGCAATCATCGCCCGCGTCATCATCATCGCCGCAAGTGGCGTGTCGCCCTTAACCTGATAATACAGCCGATCTAGGACAGCGGCCTGCGATACGGTCGGCAGATGCTTCCGATCAGGGTCCATCCAGGCGTAAACCGATGAGGCGCTGACCTCTACATGGGCCGCGATGTATTCGACCCTCACAACGTCGGCAATCCGCGTCACGACGCTGGCGAAAGTCTCAGGAGGCCGGGGCTTGATCGTTGTCATCGTGTAAATTTCCCTATTCGTTGTACTGGCGTTGCCTTTTGATCGGCGTCATCTTGAGGCCATGAAAAGACCTGTTCACATATCGACGCCACTGAAGGCTGTGCTACGCCGCCTCTTGCGCATCCAATCGCGCAAGTTGCTCAAACGTAAAGTCAGAGGACCTAACGATGATCGCCCAATGCTTTGAGGGAACGCCGTTCTGTCGCCACTTGCGAACAGCGGATGCTTTAATGCCGCATAACGCAGCCGCAGCATCGACGCCACCAAGGGCCATGATTATTGTGTTTGCATCCATAAATGCGAATTTAATGGAATTTGTTTCGCGTTTCAAGCAAAATAATTCGCGCGCATTCTTGGCAGATATGTGATGAATATCCGCCCCATGAACACATGGCACCTAAGACTCGTGGATAAAATGACTGAAAAGGGCTGGTCTGCCGTTGATATGGCGACCCGAACCGGCATTCAGGCCACGCTTATCCGCAAGTACATGGCGGGAGAAGTAGATTCACCGCGAGGTGACACTATTCCCAAGCTGGCGGATGCCTTGAAAGTGTCGGAAATATGGCTCAGGCATGGGGTTGAACAGGGATTGTTAGAGGGTGTGCGCCCTAATCGCGCCCCTACATTGCCTCAACAAGAGCAAGAAATAGATCCGAAACAATGGCCCAAAGATATTCCTGTAGCAGGAACCGCAGCCGGTTCCTCTGAGGGCTCGTTCCAGTTTACAGACAGCACCATTGAACATTTGCGCAGACCGCCAACACTCATGGGGAAGGCCGTGTACGCTCTATATATTGAAAACGACAGTATGGCTCCGAGATACTTTCCAGGTGAGGTCGTGTTTGTTGACCAGAACCGCCCGCCCCGCCCCGGTGACTATGTAATAGTGCAGACCAAGGCCAGCGAGACGGAAGATGCGCGGGCGCTCTGCAAACGGCTTGTACGTCGCACCGAACGCGCCCTTATCCTGCAACAACACAACCCCGAATCTGAAATTGAAATAGACACAAGCCACGTGCTTTGTATTCACCGAGTTATTCCGTGGGAAGAAGTGCATAGTTTCTAGGCTAAAAAATTTTGCCTGCATATGCGAATTTTATTCTTGTAAATTCTCTAAACGCGAATTATATTCTCTCTATCAACACATGGAGAGAGACATGCAAAACGCTTATTTCGCAAAACGCAAAGCCCGCAAAGAACGCCTTCAGGAAATCTTCCGGTGGCGCGAGTTAGGAATGATCGGTGATGCGGAATATCACCGTCTTGTTGTCTCTACCCTCTCATAACCCCCATCGCCCGAACACATGGAGAGAGACATGCCTAAGTTAAAGCAGCCTTGGTGTAACAGCGTTGTAATGCATGACGATTGGGGAAACTCAATTCAGGTCAGTGAGTGCGATACACCAGACGAAGCGCGCAAGGTCGCAAGATCGATGGCGCGGGATGTCGCAGCCGCAAAATGTAACGAGGGCCGCGCCGTTCAGTTTGTGGCGTTACATTGCGGTCGGCCTATTGCCAAATTCCCGGTGATTTTTGCGACCATCTAACCCCCACCCCATCGGCCTGTAGGCCCCATTGCCTCGGCTCTCTGAGTGGCGGGGCTTTCGGGGTGCAAGAGCGGCGTGGAAAGCAGACACGCAGGATAGAGGGTTGCTCCTTTATTTAGGCCGAAGGACGACGGATTGGCCGCAAAAAGCCAAGACCTATGGAGAGTGGTGCACACACCCATAGAAAGCCAGCCGGAGTAGCGACCGGCCTCTTGCACTGGGATTTATCCCCCACTCCCCGGCGCTGGCAACAGTGGGCCGGGGTTTCGGGTGAAACATAGGAGACGCGATATGTCAGACACAACATTCAACTTCGCATACCCGATCAAGCACGGCGATTGGATTCTCGCGGAACTCGACTGCACGTATGTCTCGCAAGGCAAGCACGACGAGCCGTACTTCCAAATATTCTGCGGAAAATACGAGCCGACCGGGTTTCTGCAGAAGCGGTACGTTACTGGCGACATGGATCTGAACGAAGGCGATTGGTACGAACGCATCAAGGCTTATGTTGAAACAGAACATGGCTTTGAATGCGCCCAGGCTGACAGCGCTTGGGAGGCCAGTGCGAACATTCAGGCCCGCCGCGATGCTGTTGAACTGAGGGCAGCCGAATGAAGCGCGACACCATCGACACCATCATGGATGCGCTGGTCATGGTCCTTATGTGCGCTCTGCTGGTCGTGCTGCTGCACCTTGAGCCGTACATGACAGAAGCAATCATCGAATGGAAGGAATAGCAATGACTGATACGAAAGAGACGCTGGAGGGAGAGCAATCATGGCGATTTTAGAAACAAAATATTCAGTGGGAGATGTGGTGTATTTTGCAACCACGATTTCAACTAAAAAACGCCATTCGTGCCCGGATTGCTTGGGAACTGGAAAATGGTCCGCGAAGTCACCCGCAGGTGGGGATTTTGAGTTCCGGTGCCCGCGCTGCTCACGGTCTTATATGCAAAATGCAGAACTATCCTTAGACTATACCTCGTTTGAGCCGATGGTTGAAGTGCGAACCATTGGCAGCGTTCGGGTTGATACAGCACACGGAGAGCACGACTCTCGCGCCAGCTATATGTGTTTAGAGACTGGAGTCGGAAGCGGCACCGTCTACAACGAGGATCGTCTGATTGAGACAGAGGATGATGCCTTTATTAAGGCTAAAACACTTGCTCAGTCACAGAACGAGAAAATCACTTGGGTCGCGGAGCGTTACAACCAAACCCTTGATATCAGTGATTACCAGCTTGAAAGCGCCACATTAAAGCTATCAGGCGAAATGGTTTCGCGTGCGCGGTCTCGTCTATGGAACCTGAACTATCTTTTCGAAAACATTCGTGAGGCCGACAGCAAGGAAGCAATCCTTGAGTATGTCGAATGGTTCTCTGAGCATGATTGGGAACAAGACAAAGCGAAGTTCCTAGAGGAATTCCCCGAATCCGCAATCGCAAGGGCGGAGGGTAAGGCATATGACTGACACGAAACACACGTTACCAAAAGGCGTATGGATAGAGCATACGCCGGGAGAATGCCCGGTGCCAGATGATACGATGGTGCTAATTGAGTTAAGGGACGGCTATGCCACCTCTTATTATCACGACGCATCAGGGTGGGTTTGGGGGGAAGATTATGAAGGCACAATAGTGCGTTACATGATTGAGCCCGACGACGACGCCCCCGACGAACTCACCCGCCTGCGCGCCCAGAATGCCGCGCTGGTGGATTTCGCAACAATGTTCCTTGGGTGGCGTGAATATAGCTCACACGGCGAGTTTCCGTTTATCTGGCTTGCCGAAGCCGCCCGCGCAGCACTCGCACAAGCGGAGTCCGACCAATGACCCAATACCATGGCTGCACATACCGAAATGAAGGGACTGACAGCCATCCAATATGGCGTGTTCGAGACAAGCACCGGTCGCATGTTTGCACATGTTGGAGCGAGGTCGAAGCCGCTTTCATGGTTGGGCTTCTGGATATCGCAACCGAAGAACAGATCAACGCCGCGCGGGATTACTGTCTCGCTGCGTATAGAAAGGAAGTCGCATGAGCAATATCGGACATAATAACCCACCAGCATCGCCGTTTGAACTGGCGACCGAAAGCGTGGATCTGATTTATCTTGAGGCCAAGAACTGGATGGACGGCGAGGCTATCGAGAACCAAGCACAGGCCGATGCGGTATCAACGATCCTGGACCAGTTGCGGCAGGTGAAAAAGGGCGTTGATGAAGCCCGCGTGACTGAGAAAAAACCATTCGATGACGCAGCAAAGGAAGTGCAGGAACGATACAAACCATTGCTGACAAAGTGCGACACGGCGGCGTCTGCCTGTAAATCGACCCTGACGCCCTGGCTGGAAAAGCTGGACGCGGAGAAGCGCGCGAAAGAGGCGGCAGCCAAGGCAGAGGCAGAGCGTCTTGCTAAAGAGGCTCAGGACGCCATCGACGCAGCGCGGGGCGGTAATGACCTCGAAGCCCTTGAACAGCGTGAAGCAGCTATTGAGGCGGCGAAGAAAGCCGAAGCCAACGCCAGCCGTGCGTCTAAGGACAAAGCCCATGCGTCTGGTGGTGGCCGTGCTATCGGCCTGCGCACCCGGAAATTCTGCCGCATGACGGATCGGCGCGAAGCCGCACGGTATTTCTGGGAAAAGCACCAGGACCGTTTCGACGCGCTGTTGCTGGAGATGGCAGAAGAAGAGCGTAAGTCCGGCAAGTCCGTGATTCCCGGCTTTGTGATTGAGGAAGAAAGGACTGCGGCATGAACATTGACGCACTCAAAGAACACTTCCCAAAAGAAGCTGTTTCCTGGCGCTCCCAAACGATCAGCAGCAACGGTTCCGCTTTGGCGCTGGCGTACATTGACGCTAGAGACGTGATGAACCGTCTGGATGATGTCTGCGGCCCTGAAAACTGGCAGGACGAATACGACTGCATCAATGGTCGTACTATCTGCAAGATTGGCCTTTTCATCAATGATCGATGGGTCTGGAAGTCAGACGGTGCCGGAGATACCCAGGTGGAAGCCGAAAAAGGCGGAATATCTGATGCGTTCAAGCGCGCCGCCGTGAAGTGGGGTGTCGGGCGATATCTGTATGACCTGCCTGCCGTATGGGTTCCATGCGAGACATACGAAAAGGGCGGAAAGAAACACTTCAAGGCATTCAAGCAGGATCCGTGGGATTTTGTGAAATCATCTCCTGCGCCGCCCAAGGTGGAGCCGACAAGGGTTGCCGCTGGGCTTGTTGCTGAAATCGGCAGGTGCAACAGCCAGGAAGAATTGAAAACCTTGCTTGGTCAGGACGCATTCAAATCAGCATTCAACAGCCTTCCGAAAGACCAAAAACAGCGTGTCCTGACAGAGAAGGACCGGCGCAAGGAACAGGTCGCGACGACCGAAACAATCAACGCATAGCAGCATAAGGAACACACCATGTCATACAATTATGTGAACAGAACCTACGGAACCACCTTTAAGGCTGGGCAGCGCGTCAAATTCACTGAGGACGGACGCTTGGGCACAATCAAAAGCAGGCGCACCGATGACCAGTATGTCGAGGTCAAGTTTGACAGCGGCGGTGAAGGCCCGTGCCACCCTGATAGCGTTGATTTGTTGATCGACCAGGAGGCAGAGAATCGAGCAGCAGACCGTCTTGGGGACGCCCTAAGTTCTATGTTTCGATAGGAGGCTCACATGTCAGGCAGTTTGAACAAAGTCATCATCGTTGGGAATTTGGGCCAGGACCCCGATGTTCGCTCAATGCAGAACGGGGACAAGGTAGCCAGCCTCTCCGTCGCCACGTCGGAATCTTGGAAAGATCAATCCGGGCAAAAGCAGGAGCGCACCGAATGGCACCGTGTCGTGATTTTCGGCAAGGTCGCTGAGGTTGCAGAGCGCTATCTCAAGAAGGGCTCCAAGGTTCTGATCGAAGGCCAGTTGCAGACCCGCAAATGGGAGAAGGACGGCAAGACGAACTACACGACTGAAATCGTGGTGCGCGGTTTTAGCGGCAATATGACCATGCTGGATACACGCGAAGGATCGGGCGGCGGTGAGTCCCGAGGCGATACCTACGACAGCGACCGTGGATATACCGACAAGGGCGGCAATTCTGGTGGGCGCGATTATAGCGCAGATTTGGACGACGAGATTCAATTTTAGGGTGCAATTTCAACGCTTTATGTGCTATAATCTAGCATGAAATGTGAAGGGAAACAAGGGGATGACCGTATATCGTAGGTGCAGGTTTTGCGACCTTAACGATGGGTGCGCTCACAAGGATATGTTGCGCAAGGCATTGGCTGGCTTGAATGTCACTTCCGTTTTGCACACCTGCTCGAAATTTACGCCGGTTTACACTCCCGGAGAGGCAATTATTTATGATGCCGTGATAGCCGGTGGCGCTGACGAGTTTGGCCTTCCATACGAATATGAGTTTTCTGGGCACTTCGTTAAACAGACCGGTGTGCGTGCTCTTATATACATAGAGCCAAACAAGATGGATCGGTTTGGGGAAGCTGAGTTTCCTGCCCGATCAGAAGGATATTGCAAGGTTTCCTTTTCTCGCATCCGCAAAGACCAAGACGGCACATCAATAGATATTTGTGATCTGTGTGGTGTGCCATCCGTAAGCTGCTTCGAGTATTGCTCGGATATACGCTGCGAGACCAGACAAACATCCCAAGCAAAGGACTAACCCCATGCAGATAAAGACATATCACGAAAGGCCCCCGATCCCGACGCGAACTTTTGATTGGGTCGCACTAGACGACAACCTTGGAGAAGATTCCCCCGTTGGGCATGGCGCAACGGAACAAGAGGCTATTGCTGATCTTCTAGGGCAAATCGAGAAGGACTAGCCCATGCTGTACATCGCATGCTTCCTCGCTGGCTTCATCACCTTCCCGATAATCGGTTGGGTCGTGCTGTGGTGTCTGTTTGCCGATGTGGATTACTTCTTCGATGAGGAGCGCGACCTGTGACCGGGCAGACCATCATCCTAAGCACACCACGCCAGCGCCAATTGGCTCACGGGCTGATAGAGCGCGCGCCGCTTGGGGTGGTCGTCACAATCAAAGAGGCCAGCCGCACGCCGGATCAAAATGCCAGGATGTGGGCCATGCTGTCGGATATCTCCAGAGCCAAGCCAGAGGGCCGTGTGTGGCCTACGGAAGTATGGAAGGCCGGGTTTATGTCTATGCTCGAGCATGAATATTTATGGCAGCCAGGACTAGACGGAGGAATGTCCTTTCCTGCTGGCTTTCGGTCGTCGCGCCTCAACAAGGCACAGATGGCGGATTTAATCACGTGTATTCAGGAATACGGAGACCGGCACGGCGTTACGTGGTCGGATTCGTCCGGCAATTGCACAGAGAAGGATCAGGCATGAGTAGGGTTGTTTCATGGTTCTCTTGTGGTGCCGCGAGCGCGGTTGCAACAATGCTCTCAAAGCCAGACGTCATCGCCTACTGCGACACAGGCGCAGAGCATGAAGATAACTCGCGCTTTATGGCCGACTGCGAAAAGTGGTTTGGTCAATCGGTCACAATTTTAAAGAACCCAGATTATAAAGATACTTGGGATGTCTTTGAAAAGAGACGGTTCCTATCTGGCATTGATGGAGCGCCTTGCACCGGTGAATTGAAGATTGCGCCGCGCCTGGAGTTTCAGCGGCCCGACGACATCCATGTTTTTGGGTATACAGCAGATGGACGTGACGTTAAGCGCGCCGAAGCCATGCGCGAACATTGGCCAGAGTTGACGGTTGTTACACCTCTGATTGAGCGCGGGATTACCAAAGCGGCTTGCTTGGCAATGATCCAAAGTGCGGGGCTGAAAGAGCCTGTTACCTATGCGATGGGGTTTCCGAACGCCAATTGCATCCCCTGCGTTAAGGCTACTAGCCCGGATTACTGGTCTTTAGTCCGAAAGGAGTTCCCCGGCCAGTTTGCGCGCATGGTGGAATTGTCGCGCCGCCTCAATGTGCGCCTCACGCGAATCAATAGCGAGCGCATCTTTATCGATGAAATACCAGCCGACTGGCCGACGACCAATCCAATCGCGCCTGAGTGCGATTTCCTTTGCCATTTGGCTGAACAAGATATGTCCGTCAACAGTGCGGAAGGAAAAGAATGATGGGGAATGTTGCTTCAAAGTATGATGTTCGCTTTGTCGCCGATGTGGACGGTGAGGTGTCGGAGATGAAGTTCACCGCGCTCGATCCAGAAGACGTGAAGGGTCTCGTGAGCGCCCTAGCCGCATACTATTCTGGCGACCCTTGCCGGTGTTTCATTAACGGTCAAGAGGCGGTCCTAGAAAACGATTGGGGCCTCGCGGAACTGTCCCCCAACAGTGCATCGGACCAGAATGAACCCTCTATTTGTCCAAACTGCGATACACCTGTTCCGCCTGGATGCGGCGGGCTGTTTGTCGAAGATGGGTCCGTCTGCATCATGTCGTCCGACAAATGCACGGAAGAAAAATGAACATGGTCGCGGCTCTCTTTGTCCAGACAAACGGTTGCTATTTCGGCCTGCCGAATGTGGACCCGTGGGATGAACAGCGAGACGCTCGGCTGTACGACGGTCCCTACCCGGTTGTCGCGCATCCGCCATGCCAAAGATGGGGCAAGTTATGGGCCGGTCAGCCTCTGCACATCAAACGCACCGGACAGCGCAAGAAAAAGGGTGATGATGCTGGATGCTTCGAGGCAGCGCTCGCCTCTGTAAGAAAATGGGGTGGAGTGATCGAGCACCCGGATCAATCTCACGCATGGAGCCATTTCGGGCTGAACAGGCCACCCCGCGAAGGGCGCTGGATTACGGCGGATTTTTACGGCGGATGGACCTGTTGTGTAGAACAAGGGCGCTACGGTCACTATGCGCGAAAGCCAACATGGCTGCTGGCCTACCACGTTGATCTGCCTGATCTGGATTGGGGCAAAGGCCCGCCCAGGCTGGACCCAGCCATGATTGAACGCATGGGGTTGGCCAGGGCTAAACGCCTTGGAGAGGTTGGCGCGCGGGGCGGCGGAAGGGACAGCACGCCCCGAATAGGAACGCCAAAGCGGTTTCAGGATTTGCTGATTTCGATAGCAGTAACCGCGTCCGTTGAACGCACAGGAGGCGATGGTGATTAGACGTTGGCTAAATCAGATAAAGCAGGACCGTCGAGACGCGGAGAGATACCGCAGGCTTCGAATTATGATGAGTGACGCCCACCGTTGGCTTGGTGGCTACGATTTAGCCCAAGCAGAGGCTGTCATTGAATGGCTTCAACAGGGTGATGATTATCACTTCGGGGTTCCGATCCTAACATCAAAAAGCAAGCCAAGGTGGTCGCAGGACATCAGCATCTTTCGTGATGAACTGCGGAAAATCTACCCCAATCGTATGGAAAACAGCGATGGATAAGCCGCATTATATCAGCGTCGATATGGCGTCAGGACCGGATCACTCCGTCAAATTTATCTACCGTCCAGGTCTTGGAAACAGTGTGGTTTGTGAACCTGTGACCGATCTGAATGTGATCGATACGATCACCGAAGCAAAACGCCCCGGCGCTATGCCAGGGCAGAAACGTGTGGAGAATTGA